CACAATAGGTGGATTCCCTTTATTAAAAGAAGATGGAACCAATTCCAATTTTGCACTAGGTTCATTATCCAGTTGTGCATTAAAGTTTGCAGGAGATTCTAATACAGGATTATTTAGTCCAGGTTCAGATCAATTACACCTAGTAACCGGAGGGGTTGCGAGGGTTAAAATAGATTCATCAGGTACGATAACACTCGGAACTGCAGGTAGTAATCCAAGCAATCTTATTGTTACAGGAAACCTATCTGTTACTGGAACTTTAGATAGTGCTAACCAACTCGCTCTTATACTTGCTTTAGGCTAATATGGCAAATACCTTCAAAATTGATACGAAATCCTCAGTCAGCAATGCTGGAACTAGTGATTCAGGAACTAATGTTGTTACCGCAGGAGGTTCAGCGACATTAGTATTATTAAGCTGTTTGATTTCTAATAAGACTGGCACTAGTGCTAACGTAGATGTTTTCTTAGTTACTGCATCTGGAGATGATGTTTTCTTAATTAAAAATGCTCCAGTGCCTGCAGGATCTTCTCTAGAAATAATAGCTGGATCAAAAATAATAATGGAATCCAATGATGTTCTGAGAGTAAATGCAGGAACGGCAAGTGCGTTAGATGCATCGGTGAGTTATTTAGAACAGACGTAAAATGGCTTTAACAAGTAATAGTGATCTCACAACTTTACTAGCTGAATTTGAGATCCTTAAAGCTGAAGTTGCTTCTTTGGATGAAAAGATAAATGAATATAAAGTACTGGAGATAGAAGATAGTAGTTGGGAAAATGTAAGAAAGAAAAGAGATTATTTATTAAAATCAACTGATTGGACTGTAACTCCAGGATCAACAGTAGATCAAGCTCAGTGGTCTGCATATAGACAGAACCTTAGAGATCTTCCTCAAACTTATAAAGATAAAACATCTGATGAAGTTGTATGGCCGGTTCAACCTTCCACTGATGGACCTAATACTTAAGAGTTCCAAAGATTACTGACCTTAAAATAAGAGGAGAAAAAGAATATCGTAGTTAATTATCTATGGCATATATAGGAAATGACTTAAGAAGTAATGAAGATTACAAGATCATAGATGATATATCTAGTGGTTTTAATGGTAGTGCCACTTCATTTGCTTTACAAGTTGGAGGAGCCACACCTGTTCCTTTTCCAAAATTCGAACAACAGTTATTAATATCAGTAAACGGAGTTATTCAAGAGCCAGATCCTACAGGTTCTGCTGGATTTAAGTTACTAGGAACAAATATTGTATTCAGTTCTGCTCCTACAAATGGACATGCATTCTTCGGAGTGATTTATGCAGGTGCAGATTATGTAAATGCTGGAGGAACTTTTCCTGACGGATCAATTAATTTTCCATCTATTACTTTCAGTGCAGATACAAACACAGGATTTACAAGAACAGGTTCTGGAACTGTAGCACTTATATCTGACGGAAATAAAATAGCTCAATTCCCTACAAGTCAAGGTAGTAGTGGACAAGCTTTAATTACTGATGGATCAGGAAATCTTTCTTTTAGTTCCACTATTAGTTCTCCGATTGTTACCGGGGACTTAACAATACCTGACAAGATTGTTCATACTGGAGATACAAATACTGCAATAAGATTCCCTGCTGCAGATACGATTACTGCAGAGACTGGTGGTAGTGAAAGATTAAGAGTAGATTCGTCTGGGAGGTTAGGT